GCCCAATATAGGGAACTGCCCAACCATTTTATTATTCATTGATATGGTATCGGTATATGCTTCAAGTACTTCTGAATCTATGACAACAGAACCATTCACATCTTTTATTTGAAAAGAGACGTCATTGATTGTTATACGGAAAGTACCGTTTCCCACAATCCAAAACTTAGGATCAGATTCAATTGTACCTGGATTATAAATTACACCAGGTTTGGTGAGCTTTAGATTTACATCCTCTGTATATTCAAAGGGATCTAGTGTGAAATCCACCTCAAATTCACCATGCTCCTCAATTTCAGTTGTGATGTCTCCCATTTCAACATGCTTAATCTTCCGATGTACATCGTCATCTGTGAAAAAAAGTGTTTTCCCTTGTAATAACCAAGGTTTTGCACGTCTTATGAAAGGTTTAATATTTTCCCTTTCCAACATATTAAATTTCACCTTAAAAGGGACATTTTCATATGCCCCTTTCTTTGTAAGTGAACCATGTCGTCCTGGTATTTCTATATGTTCTACCTTTTGTTTTGCGGTTGGAATCACTGGACGACCTACTAAACCTAATCTGTAACTGCTTGCTAATTCATTATCGATTCCTATATCCAACAATTAAGTCGTCCTCCCTATTCCTATTTTTGAATTACGTCCTTTTTGAGCCAGTGCATCATCTATTTTTCCGACCATGCGGTCAATATCACGATCCTCCCTTACTGAAGGATTATAAATATTAATTACAGTTGGTTCAGTAGACATCGTTGCTGCAATCCCTTCACCAATCGCGCCTAATGTTTTTTTATTCAACGGTAAAACCGCTTCATTTCCAGCTTCTCCTGCACCTTGTAACTGGCCATTACTCATACCGAAAATTGTAGGTCTAGTAAAAATACCGCCTTTTGCACGCCATTGTACACCAATACCAGATGGATACGTAATGTCTTTCCCTAAAATGTTTTTCGTGCTAGTTTCTAAACTAAAATGCGGCATTTTAGGCATTTCCGGTTTCGGAATCTTTAATTTCAAATCACTGAAAAATCCTTTGATTTTATCAATGAATCCCTTCACTTTATCCACCGCATCTTTTATCGGGTCAATGATAAACCTCTTTGCTGCATCAAACTTTTCTTGAGCTGCATTTTTTACTGAATCAAATTTTTCCCGTGCTGTGTTGTACATATCATTGAATTTCTCTTTTGCAGAATTATAAGCTGAAATAACAGGATCAATGATATATTTATAAACTAAATTCCATGCCGTAAGTGTGTAAGATTGAATTTTAGCCCAATTACCTAGTATCCAATTCGCTAAATCATTCAATTTCTCTTTCGTTGCATTCCACAATTCTTGAACAGGCTGAATGACATATTGTTTTATTAGATTCCACGCTGAAAGTGTATAAGATTTCGCTGTTTCCCACTGTGAACTTAACCAAGAAATCAAATCACTGAATTTTTCTTTTGTTGTACTCCAAGCTTCTTGGACTGGCTGAACGATATATTGTTTAAATAATCCCCACGCAACTTGCGCCACAGCTTTTGCAATTTCCCATTGTGTACCTAACCAAGCAACCAATTCACCAATTTGTTTACTTACCCAATCATACGCTTCTTGAATTGGTTGAATAATATATTGAGATATGGCTGCCCAAGCAATTTGCGCTCCAGCTTGTATTAATAACCATCCAGCCTCAAGAACTGTAGAAATCAAAGAAATAATTGGATCTAAAACCGTAACAATGGTATTCCAAGTTTCTTGCCAAGCTGTCTTTAATTGATCCCAAATAGAAGTTGCCGTTTCAACAATACCCGTCCACAATCCACTGAAAAATTCACCTAAAGGAGACAATATACTATCTGCTAATTCAATGAATGAAGACCACGATTCTGAAAAATAATCAGTAATTCCTGTCCAAATTTCCGATGCTGTATCAGAAATACCTGTCCATAGATCAGTGAAAAATTGACCTATAGGTTCAAAGAACTCATTTACCATATTTAAAAAATCTGACCAGGCTCCAGAAAAGTAATCAACTGTGGCAGACCAACCATCACTACATGCCTGAACTATACCTGACCACAATTCGCCAAACCACTCTTTAAATTGTGACCATTTTTCAGAAAGCCAGTCAGTTATGGCACCCCAGTTTTTTATTAACATGATAATACCAGTTATCACCAAGGAAACTGCTGCAATGGTAGCTATCACAGGTAAAAACGCCAGATTCAACGCACCAAATGAAACAGCGAGAGCTGCTACAATTGGAGTTAGAATAATAAACGCTGTACTTAATGCACCCATCACGATTAAAAGTGTTTGATCAGCTTCAGACAACTTACTAAACCAATCCATTACAGCTTTAACTCCATCAACAATTGGAGGTAAAATATCTTTAGCTAATTCTGCAAATTTCTTTCCAAGTGGCTCTAACGCAGCCTGCGTTTCTCTTAATGCTTTTTGAAATTGCTGTCCCAAAGATTCTTCCTGAAGTTTCTTCATTTCATCCATACGTCCAGTTACATCACCAAGACCACCATGTACATTATTTAGACTAAGTACAGCTTCAGCGCCCATGTCTTCCCATTTCACGCCAAATAAAGCAACACCAATCTGGTTTGCTTTTACTTTGTCATCCATCTTTTGAAGATCACCTAACACAGCATTAAAAACATCGGCTGCAGTTCCCTTACCTTCATTGAATGACTTCCATACTTTTTGTGTCTCTTCAGATAAATCGCCGAATCCTTCTGATACACCTTTCGAACCATCTTGTACACGGATACCAAATTCTTTCACTAGGTCATTGATATAGTCTAAGTTATACGAACCACTTTTTGTTCCATTTGCTAAAATCGTAAACATTTCTTGAGCACTAAAACCACCTTGTTTGAATAAAGGCGCATATTCAGATAAATTATCAAATAATTCATCCGAATAATTTAAACCTTCTTGAGCACCGGCAGCAAGTAAGTCAAAGGTTTCCTGTGTAGATAAACCAAACTGACTCATTAACTGCCCTGCACCTCGAGTCGCTTCATTTAAATCCACATCATAAACTTTAGCTAATGTTAATACATTTTCTGATGCCCCTTGCAATTCCTCATGTGGAACTTCACGCATATTTTGATAGACTTTTATTAGCGCATTGTCTACCTCTTCAAGATTTTCACCAAAGCCTTTTTTCCAAGTATCAACAGCAATCTTTTGAAGGTTTTCGGCACCTTTTCCAGTCAACCCTAATGAAGCTTGAATTTTCCTCTGTGATCCATCAAACTCTATTGCTGTATTTACAATTGACTTTCCCATTTCAATCAATTTTTCGGATATTCCTTGTAGAACTTCAGCGGCTTCCATTAAATTGTTCATATCAAGTTTCTTATTGATTTCCGCCATACCATCCGCCGCTTGTGAACCACTTCGCCCAACACTCTGTAAGGAGTTTTCAAATTGCTTTAATGTCGTTTTTGCTTGGTTTAATTTAGCTTCAAGTTGCTGCACTTCAGTAGAGTTTTCACCATACACACGCTTTGCTGCACTTAATTGTTGTTCTAAGTTGTGAACGACCCTATCCGTCATTTCCATTTGCTGACGTAGTTGTTTCTGCGCTAATTCCAACTTATCCGCTTCACTAGCATTTTGACCTAATTCAGCATTTTGAAGTTTGAATGAGCTTGTCAAACGCTTCTGTTCAGCTTCAAGTTTCTTAGAATTCTCTTGTAAATCCAGTAAAGTTCCGCGTGCTTCCCTCGCTTCAATCGCTTGCTCGGAAAGGCCTTCATTCACTCTTTTCATTGCATTATCAAGAGAAGTTTCAGCACGTTCTGCATCAAGCAACTTCCCGTACATTTTATTGAGTTGTTCAGCGGTTGTACTTGTGTCCTTGGACATAGCTTGATATTCAGAACGCAACATAGCTGTACGTTTCTTGGCTGCTTCCATTTGAATTTCAAGTTTCTTCTTTTCAGCAAGAAGTTTATCAGTCATCGTCGCATCTTGACCCATTGCTGCAATATGATTTTT